TTTAAAGTAGGAAACGTGGTTGCTGTCACTGGCGATTACTTATGCACAGTTGTAGGCGTTTTTAATGACTGGCTTTTAATTGAGCCATTCGATCAGTCGCCGGCGTTTGGCGTTTGGTCGTGGGAGGTATGGCCTATATTGGACGCTATGCCTTAAAAGTCAATCCAAAAGAATGCGGGCTATTCCCGCGTTTTTTTGGCTTTGCTTTTGAAGTGAGTGCTAACTTACAAATGAGGAGAAAACTCATAGAAGCGCATAGAAGTGCATATAAAGCGCATAGAAATTTATAGAAACGTATACGCTGCAGAGCGTATAAACGACCGTTCAAGCCTAAAAAACTAGAAGCGATTTAAGGCGTTAAACCGAATCAGGCGGCAACCGTATCAACTGAAAAATCCATGCGATTCTGACGCATCCTAGAGGCTCTGGCCGCTATGCCTACGGGATGCCGACGAACGCAATCCGACATAGGGTTTTGGTAAGCCGAGGGGGTTTTGGGTTAGTGTGCGCTCACTTCAGTCGCCAAAAAACGCATTTCAGGGTCAATTTCCTGTAAAAAGAAAAGACCCCCCCCTAAAGAATCTAGAGGTCGGTATTTTTATACCCCACCCCTTTGTTTTTAAATTTGGCTATTTTAAAAATTTGAGCTTATAAATCGTAGAGTCAATGAGTCCTGAGATTTCATCAATCATGTTTTGGATTTCAGTGTCTTTTGGAAGCTCATTGCGTTCTTCCCTTACATAGTCTTTCAAGGATTGAAGTTCCTCTAGACCTGTAGCTGCTGGTGAATAGTAATCAGCAGGGTATTGGATGATTTCTTCTTGAAGACCTTGGATGGCTTCTGTAAGACCGTCTACCAATGGAATGATGGCTTCATAGTAAGCACCCAATGCCATGTGCTCAGAATATGAACGGCTTTGACGATGCAAGATCTGAGTGTTAGTCGAGGAGTGCATGAGTATTAGAAGGAACTCGCCTATTTCGTTACTCATATCAATCCTTTGTCTTTCAGTATCTGTTGTGATTTCAGCATGGCTATTGTAAATGCTGCTTCTACATCTTCCAACGATAGGTTTTTAGGTCTTTTTAATTGTCTGTCATAGGTCATGTGACACTGATAACAGGCATACGCTCCATTCTCATCCTTGGCCTTTAAACCCAAACCTTTGCCATGAATGCCTTTATTACTATGCGCCCACACAACAGTATCAGGATTGAAACTACAGACTCCTATCAGATTGATAGTGCAGTTCTCATTACGTGCAGATTGGGTAATTTTAGACATAGGTTTAGCTAGGGTGGATTAGATCCTACCCGCTCCATCTGTTGAAGTACAGACCAAGTGCCCATGAGGGATTAATTCACTTATACACAAAGCCTAGTTGTCCACCTGAGTTACTTTGTGCTTTACCAGTCGGTTAATCAACGCTGGTCACTGTATCGGGGTGTATCGATATGCGGTGTTTATTGGGTTCAGTCCATGCAGACCATCAGCTAACGCGCCCTGACGGTTGCCGTGAATGAAAAAAGCCACTTAATCATGCATCCGGTGATAAAAGACCTTTTTTAAGGGTCTCAGGTGCATGACTAAATGGCTTAAAACTTTGTTGAATATCACGACAACGCATTTACTATATCACAGGTTTTTCATCTCTGCACGTTTTGTGTATTCCAAAGTCTTCCACACATCTATCTTGGCCTGTGCAGCAGTCATCAACCACTTAATACGCTCTTCAGCCTCTACAGCCTCACGTAATCCATGCAACTGTTCAACATAATCCGCATGAGCATAGGCATAAGCCTCACGGTCACCCAATGATTTACTGTCAGATTGCCCCATCAAACGAGACTTCACAGTCTTTAGATAGTTCTCAATAAACAACCTGTCAGCCTTGGCCTGACTAAATATCCCTGCATTCTTCTGAATGAACTCAACTGCCAATAGTGGGTCGATTTCCATTAAATATATTCCTTTATCAATGCAATTACACCTTCACTTAAATCACCATTACCCATCTCCAATAACATCTTGTGTTGTAAATTAGAGACATTAATGCCAATCGTATAGTCAAACGTCTTTACCTTTGGGCGTCCTGCTCCTGTACGTCTACCACCCCATTTGCCCACCGTTCTGCCTAACTTCTTTTCTCTCTTAGATCGTCTGGCCTCTCTTAGCTTAAGAATCAACCACTCAGGTTTCTCATAAACAAACTGATCTTCAATGATTTCATTCATGTCAACACCTTGACCAGTGGTGACTTACTCTTTAAATGATTCAGGGTTTTATCTATCATTTCTTCAAACTTAGACCGTGCAATGCTCGACTGCTGAAGCTGGGCGTACTCCAAGACATCCCGAATAGCAGTCAATCCAATGCCAGACAATCCCATCTTTCCTGTCTTATCAAACCGCTCCTTTGCCTCAACCAGTGCAACAGATGCAAGATCACAACATTCCAAAGCCTCTGGCCCAATGCCGTTCAAGGCCATCATTTGTGTGATATTCATCACATCAGCCAGTTCTTGCCAATCTTGACGGGTTCCCTTGCCTTTGACAATTGACTCCAAACTGCTCAATTCCCGTTGTCTTAAATAGTTCAAAGCCTTTTGATCGACCAATCTAGCACCAGAAATAGCAATCTCAATAGGGTTAACGGCTATTCGTACTTTACGTTTGCAATGTTTTTTCATTTGATTATTTTAATGCTAATTTTTCATAAACATAGACACTTACAGACCCAACATCGGCGTAAACCTTATCTACGTGCATGGAAACAATCTGACAGTCATCTTGATAAACAATACCATTCATCGCATCAGTTATTGCTTTGTAAACATTGTCCATGTCTGGACGTTTCAGGTGCATTTCAGTTTGGTTTAAACAGGCTTCACGGCGTTTCTTTGAGTAGGATGCTGGTACAGGGAAGTAAATCATGATTGACACCGTTACAGGCGTTTCTAGTGGCTCCTGATCACCCATAGCGATTCTTGCAACCTCTGCAACCTTGTCTTCATAAGTCTTTGTCTTTTTAGGGGTGTAGACACTGACAAACTTTCCGCGTCTAGCAAACTTAGGGCGACCCTTGGCTACTGGATCACCTTCAATAATGAAAGAAACATCAAACATTTGGCATTTTTGGTAAAGGGGCCCAGTGAGTCCAAAACTTGTCACCGTTATAAAGACCGTAAGTAGCTACATTGCCTTTGCCAAGAAGCTGGATCTTTACGCTTCGTGGAGCGGTATCGATAGGATTCCAAAAGACATCAGTAGCAACAGCAACAGTTTTTGCACTGTTTAAAGCGTATGAAGGTAAGTAGCTCATTGCAATGTATTTCCTGATTTAGTCATGTAATCCTCTATTTCTTCCTCTGTTAACTGTTCTGCATTTTCCATAAATGTGCCGTCCTCAACCATTGCCTTAAATACAGCAATCATTTCATCTAATTCCTCTTGAGTGCCGTCAAAGTTATCAAAGCAACCGGGAGCAAATAAGATTTCAGGTTTTTTAGTCATACATTTAATTTTAATTGTCGAACATCAATTTCTAATATGTTTTCATATTTTGGCTGTTCCAAAGCTTTACGTAAGGCATCACGCACCTTGTAAGGCATAACAAAATTTCGACGAACGTCCCATTCAAGCGCTACTTTTATTGCTTCGTCTTTAGTCATAACAAAGCATCCTCACATTTAGTTAAATCAAAAACAGGTTTAGGTTGTGCAACAGGAATAATGATTACTCCATGTTTATCGTATTGAGGAAAAGGCCAGTTTTTAGTCATGTCTTCTCCTTCAGTTTGTTTTCTAGGTTTTGCATCCACTGAAAAGACCAGAAGCCGTCTTGCATGCGGTAGAAAGCCAAAACAATAAGACTGCCTACAGCGTAGCCAATGAAGATACCAATAAGTAATTCTGTCATGCGTTCTTCTCCTTTAGCTTGGCTTCTGCCCATTCAGCCCCAGCTAAAAACTCAATGCGGTCAATCCATTCGCTTTCTGTCTCTCCCCAATATAGCCCTACCCATTCGCACTTTTCAATGTACGCACGTAGCTCTTCGACTTCTTCCATCAAGCGGTCAATCAGCATTCCGTTACTGACCATCCCCTCTTGATGCGCGGGGTGATCGTCGCAGCGTGCGTTGAAGTCTTTAATGTCTTTGTACTTCATGTCTTATCTCCTATGCCGTGGTGCAGTTCGATGGCTCGGGCAAACGGGCTTCGTAAAGATGACGGAACGTCGTACACATAGCCAAGATGGTCAATCAGTTCATCGCTAAGCGGCTGGCGCTTTGGTGTCCGCGCTGGTCGATCAAACCCTGCTCGACGTAATGCCTCTTTCGTCCAGTTTTTGGGAGGCTCCTGCTCTGGCTGTGCCAAGGCTTCTTTGATTGCAATGACTGCTTTCTCTATCTTTTCTCGATACGTAATTGCATCGGTAAAACTTGTGCGAACACCGGGATGGGGTTCTTCCAACGCCTCAAGCGCCTGCTTCAATACTTCGTCTTTAGTCATAGCACCTCCGCTGATTTAAGATCACCTGACTTGCCATCAAAGGTGAGTTTGATGTTAATGTTTGGTGTGTTGCGCCACACTATCCCATCTGAACGTATTTCAAACTTACTAACAACATCAGGCTTCGGTGTCGGCTTGATTCGATATTCAGTTGAGTCCCAAGCGGGGTGCGGGGTCAGCTTCAGCCAAACATCATCATTTCTTATCCGCACTTCAATCTCAGCGCCGTCAGCCCATGCGTGAATAAATGCTGCGTGTTTGTGTGGTGTTTTCATACGAACCCCAATTCTTTTTTAAATGCTGATAGTGCAAGCACCAAGTCATATGCCTGTGCGTAGTCTAAGCAGACGTAGTGGTCTTGATGGCAGCTTGAGTGAGAAGGGAAGTGTGCGATGTATCCATTGCCTGTATTCTTTAACGCACAGAGCACCTCACCCGGCCTGTTGTACCCACGCCCACCTCGGACTGTGGCTACGTCGACGGTGCGTTTGATAATTTCTAGGGCTTGTTCTTTAATCATTCTGATTCCAATGCTTTAGCTGTAATGTAAATTTTCAATCGTTTAATTTGATTTTTGTTAAACGTTACAAGTGAAGAAGCAAACTCCACACCTGTTTCAGCTTTCAAAAGCTCCAGTTCAGCAGTAGCCAATTGAGTAGCTGCAACTTCCATCGGAGTAGGTATCTTGAACACTTGTTTAAGTTCGGTATAAAAGTTCATTTCAAAAATTCCTGAAGGGCAGCATTGCCTGAGTTGATCGAATCCATCATGTATTGGTTGGGTGTAGTGACCCTTGCAATAGCTTCCAAACACTCCACAGCTTGTTCAAGACATAACACCAAATTCATCACCCTTGATGGCCGTGAGCGTTTTTCAAAAAATTTCAAAATTGCAATTTGTGCTTCAATTTCTTGTTCAGTTTCAATCAAGGTTTCCATCACGCATTTCCTTTATGTAATTCATAATTCTTCTGACACCATCTTCATCAAACCACTTGATTGAAGACTTCACTTGCAACATCAGGTTTTCTTTGTTCTGAAGAGTCTCCCACGTATAAAAAATCTCTCTGGCCCTTGCCATCTCTAGCTGACTGTTAGGAGGAATTTTATTTGAATATTTATGATATGCCATTAGGGGAAACCCTTAGATTCCAAATTCTTTCTGAAAGCAAAATTTGGTTTGTTTGACGTAAAGACAGCATGACGCTGTTGACTGTGTTGCTAGGCCATCCCGTGATGTCCCTGATCTCAGACCGTGTCAGACCACCGTGTTTCAGTAGCTGAATGAGCGCATAAGACCGGGTCATGGTGTAGCCACGTGAGGCCATGCCGGGAACCACTGAGGCATATCACCAGCCTCTGCAATGTACTGTTGGGCATCACGATGAAACCACAGCTTGATCGTTGGTTCACCCTCACCAGAGCCTTCATAGTTCCTCTGCTTACGGCACAACAAATAGTGATCTGGTTCAGCATTGTTCTTTCCAAAAGATCCGTTTGCTTTCACATCATCTTCTTTTGTCTTGTTGCGAAAAACCAACATAACGTTGTCTACTTGGTCGGTAATCGATCCTGAACCCTTGTTGTCATGTTTATCAGGAATGGCGTACTCATTGGCTGGCTTCTTCAGGTGGTGAACCAAATGAATGTGGATGTTGTAATCACGGGCAACAGCCGTCAGTTCATCAACAAAAAGCTTCTGACCGTTATAGTCATCCTCACCCTTGACGCATTTGGCGAGGTTGTCAATGAAAATGTGATCAATGTTCAAGACCTTGGCACAGTAGCGAACCATACCAATGATGGTTTCACTATTTGCCGTTCCCATCTGGTCATACAGCCACAAAAAATCATCAGTCCAATCGCCAAATTGCTCATACAGATCGTCTAGCATTGCCAGACCTTTTTCCTCTTGAAATTCAGGGCAAAAAGGATTCAATCCAACCCACATACGAGCAGCACGTTGCATAGTGGTTGCAGGCTTCATTTCAAAGGATGCAATGCAGACCTTTTGACCCTGTCCAATGAGAGACAAGGCAATCTGAGTTGTCATCAGTGACTTCCCATGACCATTCTGACCAGACCATAGAGTGACTTCACCCTTACGAAACTCAAAGTTTTCATGGGTTTTAGGCCAAGGAAGCATTGTCCCAATCTCAGTTTTACGTCCTCTCAAACGCTCCTTGATTGCTTCGATGTAGTCAGATGCCCGTTTGACCTTAGTCTGGGCATCTGTTTCCTTCATGTAAATCCGAAAGTCAATTTCATCAGTTAGCAGTTGCATTGTAGATTCCTGTCCATCCATCTTGTTTCCATGTCGGTTTATCAGTTTGTACATAAGCTGCGGCAACAAGTGCAACCTTTGCCTGTTTACAAGCCTCAAAAAGGGCCATAGCGCGTTTTTCGGAGCATGAGGATACACAGACCTTCAAATTGACCAAAAACCTCATGTCGAGCGTTTTAATCAGATCGTTGTCAGTGCATATCGATGGGATCATTCCTTGTTCAGCCCAATCTGTTGGATAGGGAAAGTCATAGATGTGAACCCACTCAGGCTTCAGACCGCTCATCCTCATTCGGATGATCTCGTCCTGACCCTTCATTAGATAGCTCCTGCAAGCGGATTAAAAGAGGGTTTACCCGTAGAGTCCTCATCTTCCCAACGCTCACCGTTAAGCCAAGACGAAGGATGTGGAATGTATTTGGGGTCTTTCCATTGATCGGATCTTTTTTGTTTGTCAATGGCAGAAATCATCTTTTGAAGCGTTTCTTCAGAAGGTTTGATCTTGGCAAAGACTGTACGAGTACCGCCTTTATTGATCTTGCGAGGATAGGCATCCCAGAATTTCTCAAATAATCCAGCATTTCCGCTGGAGATAGTGTTTTTATTTGGTTTTATATCTGTACTTATTGATTCCGCGTTTTTGCGGAATGCAATCAAAGATTCTGCGGAAAGGAAATCCTCACTTAAACGATACCATTTGGTTCGATCATGTGAGTTGTGATTAAAGCTTCCTGTAAACAAAATTCCTTCAACTTCAAGCTTCTTTAAAACTCGCTGAATAGAGTCTTCAGACATATACGGAAACAGTTCTGCAAATGCTTTAACAGAGTTGTATGTCCAGTAGTGACCCTCATGAAAGTTCTTCTTGTTTGCTATGTTTTTAAGCAACCAAAAACGCAAGTTTTCAATGAGAACAGCGGCTTGAATACCGTGACGAACGGCAATATTTACGTCAAATGAATGGTTCACTTTTCTTCTCTTTGTTCAAAAAAGAAAAGATGTTCTTCCAATAACGAAAATTCAATTCCTAAATTTATTAATTTTTTAACTGTATGACCTTGAACTACAGACGCATAAGGAGACTTTTTAACTCTACAAGTCAGCCTGAATGCTTCTATTGATCTTGGCCCCTTACTTGAATTACATGAACTGCAACAAGTTACAAGATTTAAAGACCCATTAGTACCTTTTCTAGAGGTTGCTATTTTGTGATCAATAGAACATTGCTCTAAAGTTAAAAGCTTTCCACAATATTGGCATAAATATTTATCACGCTCAAATATAGAAATGCGTTTTTTACTGACAAGTAAAGTCATAATTTTCTTTCTGTACACTCTGATGAAAGAAACAACGGCAGGTGCAGAGTTCACTTTTCGATCTGCTCATGACTTCAGATCTAGCCGGGTTTCATAAATTCTAGCCTATATCCCACTGGTGACCGCAAGAGTCACAAACCTTGCAATGTGCTTCCATGCCGCAAGCACTAGCACCTTCCTTGAGCCACCAATTCGGTGACTGGCATTCAGGACACTTTTCTTTAAAGATTGCATCCCATCGTTCAACAAACGACTGACGATCAGCAATAGGACGAGGGGCGCTACCTTTGCTCATCAGAAGTCCTCATTACGGTTGCGATTAAAAAATGCGTCATCTTCACGTTGCTCTGCAATGTTGTGAGCTAAACGAGCCATCTCAGAGATGCCGCCTGTAAACTGGTGAGTCTCAGGATCTTGCTGCATACCAGACTTGGTAAACAGGTTAAAAAGTGTAGAAAAGTCCATTGTCATTCCTCAGTTGGGTTGTAGCGTTTTGCTTTTTGGTACATCGAAAAAACCGATGGCTTCAAGTCCTTCTTAGCGACTGCATATTTGTTCATAGTAACTTACTCATGCTTGCTGAACAACACAGAAGGTTGCTTGATGTCAAAGGGGCTTGGTTGCTTGGAAGATTTCATCAATAGGTCTAAGTTTTTTGTTGCTGGCAACTTCCATTGCACGAGCCAGCACAGCGCATACAGCAGCATCTAGATCATCAGGATGCGTCATACCTTCAAGCATTTCCGTAGCGTGTACGGTAAGCAAGTAGGCCAATTCTTGTTCAATAAGTTCGTTGTTCATGCCATAAGACTAACAGTCGAAAACAAAAAAACCATTAGGGAAAACACCTAGAAAATTTCGGTGAAAGATCGTCTATAGTTCTTCCATGCCGCTGTTTCGCGGTGTATTGGAATTTAATTGTATGCAAGCTAAAACCACATTTTTGGGTAAAAATCCGTTTACTGGCATTTCAGTGAATGAGTTTGACCCAGCCTCCATCGTAGTCAGCACCCAGAAAATGCCCAAGACACGGCAAACAATTGGGAAATATTATGGCCTTCTATCCAAGCTGTCAGTTGGCGAAAGCCTAATTGTTCCAGTAGACGAATTAGACAAGGTTGCTCAAGCCCTTAGAGGCCACATTAAAAAGTACAAAAAAGCTGGAGCAGTACGAGCTTTCAGCCACCATCCATCGGCTGGTAAAGCTAGCATTTTCTACGTTGCAAAGGAAAAATGATGAACCACTTTATGGACGGTTTTAAAGCTGAACAAGCCAATGTTGAGTACTGCTGCTACTGCTTTTCTATTCGCGGTGATCAACGCTCATGCTGTTCTGAAAATCACTTTGTTCAATACAAAGACTTGGATGATGACACTCAGCAGCGCATTGCTCAAGAAGAATACGAATGGAACAACCACAAGGATCAAAAATGACAGTAAATTTTTTACTATCGCTCAATGTTAATGAGCATACAGAAAAGAAGAACAACCTTACCTATTTATCATGGGCTTGGGCATGGGCAGAAGCTCTAAAAGCAGATGAAGCAGCTACTTTTAAAGTAGAACTGTTTGACGGTAAATGCTACATGGACGTTAACGGTACAGGCATGGTTTGGGTGACTGTAACCATGTTCAACAAACCAATGACTTGTATGCTTCCAGTGATGGATTACCGGAATAAACCTATTCCTAATCCTGATGCATTTGCAGTCAATACAGCCATCATGCGTTGCATGACCAAAGCATTAGCATTGCATGGATTGGGCTTGTACATTTATTCTGGTGAAGACATTCCACAGAAGCCAGCCAAAGAGAATGAAAAAGATAGTAGCTCTTATGCTGAAACAGGTCACATGAAACACACCCCCCGTGGTGGAATTGGTGACGACCTCCCGCAAGACACCAAGGACTATTTGCTAGACATGGCAAATGCTACTGAAGAGCTTGTTCAAGCTGGCAAAGCAGTACAAGCCCTTGAAATGATCAATGCAGCAGCACTAGAAGCTGATCAAAGAGTTTGGTTGGCATCGCAGATGTCGGCCAGTACACGAGGAGCTTTGAAAAAGGCTCAAATTAAACCCACAGAAAGTTAATTTATGTTTATCAGTATTGAGCACCACGAAGGTAAGTACCCGTCATTCAACATCAACATTCATAGTGAGGAAGGTGCAGAAGCCTTTTTGTCTATCAAAGGATGTTCGATTAAAGACAGTGCTAAAGGCCCATTCATCAGTTATCCAGCACGTAAGAAGGATGACGGTACTTGGTGGAAGCACGTATGGGGCAATGACAAGTTCAATGCGTCCATCATTAAGAAAGCCCAGAACACTGCACCAGCAAAAGTCGTAAAGAAAGAAACTTTAGACGATTTGGATTTTTAATCATGCAAGTAAAGCATAACAAAGGACACTCTATGTCTACTATTAATACCTTAAGTTTTGCTGAAATGTATAAGTTAACAAATTGGCTAAAAGAAGCTCATTCTTCTTTTTCTAATCTTACTCAAGACCAAATTGCTAATGCTGCGTGTTCTGTAATGGGATTTCGTGTAACAACACCAAATCTTATTAATGCTGCAAAAACTTTGGGAATTTTGATTGGTGCAAAAAATGCACGTAGTCAAATTGCAAAAACAAATGAAGCAATCATGGCACAAGCTATTTGTAATCTTTATTTAAAGCTTGGTGAATTGATTCCTGCTGATTTGAAAAGTTTGGCAGAGTAATTTTCAAGGGGAAAGCGGATGCTGTTTTATGGGTTTTGATAAACCCTTGCGTCAGTCCAGTGCAGCGAGTACCCCCGCCTTTTTATTTGGAAATATTGAAATGAACTTTTTACCTTTAACACTTCTTATCTGGTTTATCGCAGCTTGGTTTACACATATTTATGTGTGTTTATCAACAGCATCATGGGGATTTCTGATAGCAGGAGCAATTGTGTTTCCAATTGCTTGGTTTCATGGAACTGGTATTTGGTTTGGATTGTTTTAATGGAATCATCATTAAACATACAAGTTGGTGGTGACCATTACAAGAATCTACCAATCCAACCTGCTGAATACATTCATGCAAACAACATTGGGTTCTTCGAAGGAAACGTCATCAAATACGTTTCTCGCTGGAGACAAAAAAATGGCATTGCTGACTTAGAAAAAGCAGCACATTACATTGATCTTTTAATTGAACTAGAAAGTAAAAAATGAGCTACGAAGCAGTAGAAATTGAAGTCATCCGTTGGTCAGAAGCAAGACGCATTATTTTTAATTCAACATCAACTGCTCAACTGATGAAAGCCATCACTGAAGTTGGTGAATTGGTTGATGCAGAAATGAAGAATGATCTGCCAGAAATCAAAGATGCCGTAGGAGACATCATGGTTTGCTTAATCAATTATTGTGCTTTGCGAGACATTAGCCTCGTGCAATGCCTTAAAGGAGCTTACTCAGAGATCAAAGACCGCAAAGGAGAGTTACTCCCAAGCGGTGTTTTTCTTAAGCAGTAACCATTTTGGCGGCAGAGTTCTCAACGGCATAGACTCTGTTTGTCCAACCTTTACCAAACGTTTCCCATGTGCTTAGATCAAGCAAAAACGACAAACGCCGCTTGTTGTAATCAGAAATTAGCTCAATATCACTGAAGGCTGTTACAGCGTCTAAAGTCTTTGGGCCTATGACCCCATCAACTTCTACTTTGACGCAAGCTTGAAGCCATTTAACGGCTCTGCCGGGGCCACTGTTGACAGCAGCATCAAAGACGCAGTAATCAACCCCTGAAGGTAGATCGTCACCACGTACTTTTTCCCAATATTTGGCTTTGTACATGGGGCCAACAATGGATGGCGTTAGATCGCGCATGACCTGTTCTGCGACTTCATGCCCTACCCACTCCTCCCATACTCTTTTGGTGACTCCAAGATTTGTAATACCACCGGGGTCTTCTGGATGATTGACATACCCCCCCTCCGACTTCAATATTAATTGCAATGCTTTTTCAAAGTTAATTTTCATTTAGCAGCTACGTTTTTAATTTTCTCAACTGTTCTTAATGTTCCTAATCCCAACATTCCCAAAAGAACAGGCATCATTTCAGATATGTCAGCAGGAGATAGAGTAATTGAATAACCCATAAACAACAATACAGCTTTGCCAATGGGTAAACCAATCCAGTTCCAAGCGCAGGCCGCGCCGCACACCCAGCCGATAAACGGACGCCATCCAGATACAAAGACAGATGGATTGGCTGCTTCTACTTTGTTAATGTCCATTTGTCCTTGGACAACCATTACTGCTGCTGCAAGCTGTTGTTTTTCTGCCTCACTTTTATCAGGCCAGATTTTATTAATAACGGTAGATGCAAGGTCGGAAATGGCTCCAAGTCCAGTAATGTCTGCCATATAAATCCTTATTTGAAACCGTGATTCTTAAAGAAATCAGCAACAACATAAAGCACTCCAGCACCCATCATTGTAATGACACCTAAAAACGACTTTTCAATAATGGCTGTACGAAACGCAATAGATTGCGCTTCTTTCTTTATAGCCATTCGAACCCAACGCTGTTCATCATCAGATAAGGTAACAGGCATTTCCTTAATCGCAACAGTAAATTCTGAGATAAGAAGAGCGCGTTCTTGAGGAGTCATGTTGAAATGCCAAGTTAACGTGGTGGAGGTATTGCGCCAGTAGGCCGTGCATTTCTAAATAATGCTTGAGCTTCTGGACTATTAAGTGTACCTGATGACACAGCAGTAGGAGTCATTCCAAGCATAAAGGGGGATAAACGTCCTGCTGCTGAGCCAATAGCGCCCAAGGCTCCTTTTTTACCAGCAAGCATGGCAGTATTAGCCAATATCTGATCAATGGCTCCTAGACCCGCTGTAGCAGTATCACCCTCTTTAAGAGCTTTAGCGATACCAAGACCACCAAGTAAGTTCCCAGCAAGGCCCATCAACATATTGATATTAGCTTTGCCACTTTGTTTTGGATATTTTTTCTCAATATTTTCAATAGCAGTAAGAATAGCTGGATACTTTTTAGGATTTTCTTTGGCAGTTTTAACTACGCTATCCCACTCTGGTACACCACCACCTTTGGCACCACTTTTTGGTGGATTCTTTCCATATACTTCATCTTGGAATGAACGCCATTCGGTTTCAGGAACTTTAGGGCCACCAACTGCTGTAGCCAATTGACGCTGAGCAGCATTTAACTTTCCTTCTTCAACAGCAATTTCTTTGGTTATACCTGTTCTACGTTCTGCGCCACTTCGAGGAATTACAGGTTCTAAAACATTAGGAAACTCAAGAACATTTTTAACTTTTGGTGGTTGTGCAGCAGCACCAGCTTTACCTGTAATCTCGGGAGCTTGAGTAACCGTAGGAGCTTGAGTAACAGTAGGCGGCTGAGAAACGGCAGGTGCTATCTGAGTAGGAGCCGTTACTGGAGTAGGTTCAATTGGAAGCGGTGTAACAACTGGAGTAGATGGAGACACGGAAGGAGTAAGAGTTTTACCCAAAGCAGCAGTTTGCTCCAAAGTTCGACCAGCTTCAGGAATTACCGTAGCTTGAGGAGTTGGAACATTAGCTTTTCCTGCTTGCTGTTTTCTCAATAAATCAAACTCAGCAGCTTCTGCCTTTGCATTAGCCACCCAAGGCGCTTGTTGCAATGGTGTTGGTTCAGCAACAGCCAATGCAGCTTTCTCAGCAGGTGTTACAGGCGGCTTTGGTACTTCTGGTGCAGCAGGAGGTGGAGTAGGTTCTGGAGCCATCGTAGGCTCAATACGACCCCTTGGTGTGGCAATAGGGTCTGGCATACGACCTTGTGGCTGACTAGCAGCACGAGCAGCCTGCTTTTCAGACTGATTAATTTGAGCCTGAATTGTTGGATCAATGCCACCAATAACGTTAGAAATTCTACGGCTAATGCCACTACCAACACCTTGAACTGTTTTTAATGCAGTGTACCCAGCGGCAACATCAGCAGCAGTATGAGCAGCAGTAGCGGCCTGATCAAGCTGACCATTTTGATCGTAATGACGAGGATCAATTATTGGAAGCATTGACTTTATAAAAGAGCCACCAGAAGATGCAGCATTAGTCACCCAAGGCGGTGTAGACGCAGCCGTTGGATTCAGTGGACTACCAGTAGATTGAGGTGTAGAAACGGAAGGAGGAACAGCCGCTTGCCCAACCGCAGAAGCAGGAGTTGTATCTTTTAATACTTGAGGAGCTATACCACCTGCTGCATCTACCTTAGTTTCCTGAGCAATTGATTTCTCAACTTTAGGAGGGTTGTATAGGGCATCTTCATCATCCCAGTTAATACCTAAAGCCATTATTCACCCCGCTTTGTGTTTGAGTTCCATTTTTGAATAATCAATTCGCCATTTTTATCAAAGTTAGCAATTGGAGCGCCATCTTTTAAGTTGGCGTTTCGTCCTTCATTCTTATATTTTTGCATATTCTTTACTGCTGCAAATTCAGCAGATTTAACAAAAGAACGATTTAATTCAGAAGGGCTGATAGATCCAGCCTTTTCTTTTTCAAAAAATGTGTTGTATGCCGACTGCATAGCTTGATCATGGATTCTGCTGTTTAACCAGTTGGCAATATTTTTAGATCCACCTTCAAAAGTTACTTCACCAGCAGTTCCTGAACCCGGTGCATGAAGACCAGCCATTGAACTATCTCGTTTTGTAATAACTCCAATATCACGAACATAGGTAATAAAGTCACCAAGCTGTTCTTTTGGAATGTTGAAGTTAATAGCAGCACTTTCTAATGCTTTGCGATCAACCAAGCCACCAGTAAAGGCTTTAATAGTGTCAAGCAAAGTTCGACCTTCAGCACTCTTGGTAATGTTATCCAATGCAGGAGCAAATTGTTTAGTCCTGTTCTGAATCTGCTCAATCAAACCACCATTAGTAGGTAATTGTGTTGTCCATGAGTTAACAACATTAGTTGTGTCTTCATAGGCTCTAATTTGATTCATGCTTCTATCAGCAATATTTGTAGTTGGAGCTAACCCAGCCCTTGCTTGCTGTGCAATACGAGTTGTTGAAATTGCAGACTCAGGAGCACTGGCAGTAAGTTCAGTGTTATCAGGAAGCCGACCACCTGTAGAGGCATCTGTAATCCATTTGTCTCCACGAGCGTTTGAGTTAATCATTACTCGTTTAAGTTTGCCATCAACAAAAGCTTCACCCATTTGAGCAGGAGCAATTGCACCACCAGTAATTTGGTTCAAAGCTTCTTGCTTATTGCCAAACAAAGCAGAGATAAAAGCCTTCTGCCAATTGGGGCCCATGTCCTTTTTAAAGGCATCAGCAACAGCAATATTGAATTGTGGCGTTCCTTCTTTATGCTGACGAACTGATTTCAAACTTTCATCAAGAGCATCTAAGGTTTTTTGCTGATCTTTTCCAATATTTTCAAACGGGTTCTTTGGCGTTTGAAGACCTTGACCTGAAAACCCCGGAGTCTCACCAACACCAGATACTGATACGCGATAAGGTTGTGGCTCAACGCCCATTGCCTCATCCATTTTTTGATTAGTAAATGAACGAAGATCACCAACCGTCATATTTGGATCAAGACGATTTTTACGAATAGTATCTGCCGAAAGAAACTTATCAATACCCATATCCTCATCTGCTTGAAGCATTGCTACACCAGTAGGCGCACCAAATTGATGAGTAAAGTAGGCATTAGCAGGAGTCTGAGGTAACCCATTTCTTTTTAGAGTAGTTTCATTTTCTACCCGCAAAGCTTTTTGATATTGCTCTTGAGCAGATGGATCGGCTTGAAACTGCTCCCAAGTTACTTTTGGCAAGTCAGGATTGTTTCGTTGTACACCAGCAAATGTGTCTGGCATAAATTGATATTTTCCACGAGCACTAGACTCGGGATTAGCAGCAGAGTAATTTCCACCACTTTCCAATTTAGCCATTCCTGCATCAGTTGGGTCTATATTAGTTGTAGCCATTTATTGTCCAAACATTGAAGCAAAGTTTTTCAACTTATCAGAAAAGCCAGAACCGGGATATTGATCCCATTCATTACCAGTAGGAGTTGATTGATTGTTTCCACCAAATTGAGACACTGGTGTATCTCTAGAAGCTTGAGGGTTTACTGATTCAGGAACAGAAAATGTACCGCTTCCCAACTGTCCCGGAGGAGCTACCATTTGCAATGGATACGCACCACCAACGCTTTTTTGCTGAAAGCCTGTCATATCAGTAGGCGTAGGAGGAACAGAACCAGCGGGAGCAAACTGGTTGCCAATCATCGTACTCATCAAGCCATTTTTTTGAAAATTAGCTTGTTGAGCCTGATCTTTTAAATCAATAAGACCTGTTTTATCAGCAATATAAGCACCCAATACAGCACCTAATCCTCCGCTAGAACCACTTCCATATTGGTTCCAATCAGCTCGCTGCGCCCCTAAAGATTCCATATTTGCCATGATTAAGCCTTAAATTTTAAAGCCCTTGCTGGAAGACGTACCGCCTTGAGTACCAGTAAAGTTAGGTGTAGTAGATGCCTGTGGAGTGCCAAACACAACAGAAGCGTATTTGCTATACAAATCTTGTGGAGCGCCAGCGTAACCAATTTGAGATGCAGCAGATTGTTGAGCACCAGTAAGTCCAGCCTGACCACCCGTCATCAATGCACTAGCAGCAGCAGCTTTGTTTTGCTGTACACCAGCACGAGCAGCAGCAGCAGCAGTTGCTTGACGTTGAGCATTTAATGATTCTAAATTGGCGTCTGCCAAGGCCATACGAGCACTACCAAGACCACCAGCAGCACCGTACATAGCATTTTGACCAGCCTGTGACTCACGAGCAGATTCACGGCCTGCTTGCAATGCGGCTTGAACTTGTTGTTCTTCATATTCAGGGGTAAACAATGAAGCAAGACCGGCAGAACCAGTAGCAAGATTTTGACCGCCTATACGTTCTTGCAAAGCCCCAGTTCTTTGTGCAACATTAGTCGCATTTGTAGAGGCAGCACCAGTAGCGCCAGAAGTCTGACCATAAACATCACCAGCACCTTGCAATGTTTTTTCATATGCAGGATATGCTGTTTCCGTCAGAAACTTAGTTTGTTCTGCAAGAAGTGCCCGTTGTTCAGGCGTCATCTCAACTTGACTTGAACTTGAACCTTTTCCACCGCCCATAATTATGCCCCTTGATTTTTACCAATAAACTGGTTTAATTTTTGATTACTTGTATTAGCATAAGGATTAAAATCCGCAGAATTTTGCATAGGTTTTCCAAATTGCTGTTGACCAGAGGTAGTCGGATATGTGATTTTATTGCCGACTCTTTGATCTTGACGTAATTGTGTATTATTCATCAGATCGCTTTGGCTTTGCGGTTGAGTTAATGGCTGAGCAGTTTGAACTTGATTTTTAGCATTATTTATCCCTAAAGATTGGGATGAAATATCTTTTTGATCTTTATTCATGGAATTTGAACTTATTAAATCATTTTGATCCAATGCTTCAGGTTGCTGCACATTTCCCAATGATTGATATTTACCACCATTAGCCACTATTGGTTGAGGTAATCCACTTGCTTGATTGTAAATTGGTGAACTACTTTTGCCAGATGAAGACTGTCCTTGAAAAGCAGAACTTTGCGATGCCGCTGACGTGGCTCCCATATGTATCCTTTAACCGCACAAATATATGCAGGCAATTTGTTTAAATTCCGACCCGGTAAAAGTTACAGTTTCTCTTGCTTTTGCAACTGTGTAACTATGTACAAGATCGTCCGATTGTCTCATTCCTTTGCCCAATACGGAAGACGTACAGATTAAATCTCCTGCCTGTATGTTTCCACCTTCTCCACAAACATTTATTTGACCCTCACCAACCGCATTGACTGCCATCAAGTCATACAAAGAAATGTCTGTGTAGTAACTGGGTTTCATTACATTTTTGTTGGTTTCTTTGTCGTAATAGTCAATGTAAACAGCCGGTTGAGCAGAAGAAAGTAAATATGGAACTGCACAAACTACACCAAGTGCAGCAGGTTGATTTGCAATAGTTGAAACACCAACCAGTGAAATTGTAGAAGAAATGCCGTTACGTTCAATAATTTGTTGGTCAATAACAATATCACCTATTGTAAATGTAGACCCAATAATTACTAATGAATCGTGAGTTCCAGTAAATGGCCCATAATTGGTTCCAGATCCTTCTGCATAAAAATCATATCCATTAGCCGTTGCAATTAATCCAGCAGTTCCATTGTCAACACTTACGCCACGAATACCATGTGAATCTGTACCACTCATTCCTGAAGTAGTTGATACTAATCCACGAATTGCTTCTGTATTAGCCCTAGTAGTTGACTTTAGAGGAATTATTGTTGGATAGAAAAAGTTTTCAAAATAACAATTTCCTCCAAATATATTGTCTGCAAAAACAACACCAGCAGAACTTATTTCAAAAGCGTTGTTAGAAACTGTATGACCAGTTCCTATTTTTATAGTGCCGCCATTAATAGCAATGCCATTAATTACACCAGCATTAATTGTGCCTAAATCTGCTGTAATTGCAGATAATTTTCCAACTTTTAAATTAGATAAATAAGGTGTATTCCAAGTTGTTGTATTGGAAACTGGATCATAAGATCCATCAGATTGGAACATTGCTTGTTCTGATCCGGGATTTTGTACTGTATATGTAAAAGTGGAAGCAGATGTAGGCGCAAATGATGTTGTAGAAGGAAGATTTGTTCCAGAAGTAACTATTGCAGCACCAGTAACTGTTGGATTACCGGCATATAACGCATAACAAATAACGGAATTTTTTCCACCATAATTAAATACAAATTGAAGAGAGCTAACAGCAGCCTGACGAATTGTTCCAGCATTATCTTTATAGCGAATAGGAACTTCTATTTTTGCGCTGTTTGTAGGCATTGCAGTTGGAATAGGCCAAATTGCAAAAGATCCACCATCTATAGGATCTGCAATAGTAATTCCGGTTTTTACAATAGAAGCATATCCTGTAGTTGAGCTATTACCAATGCGCCAAGTATTGTTAATAAACGCAATATCACTATCTGTTTGAGAGGCTACAAAATCAACCGCACCATAAGCATTAGTACCATAAAGAACAGGTATAACTCCAGTAAAAACTGGAACAGTTGTATAAGGAACTTGAAGAGTTGCTGGGCTAAAAATTGTTGCAAAAGAATCATTAGTTAAAGATGATGTAATAACATCTAAATCAATAGATGCTCCATTTTCTAAAACATAACCCAAAGCATAAATTGACGTAGAAATAGCAAACTGAATTTGACGACCACCAGTTACCGAATACCACAAAAATTTAGTAGTTCCAAAACCACCAGTAACTAAATTCCAAACGTAATCAGTAGGATTAGTTGATTCAACAAAACTATTAGTATTTCTAACGCCATAGTAAAGTCTATTGGTTGGAACATCACTAAAATTAACAGAACCATCTTGGCTATCAGCATATTTGACAGCAATATATTTATACAAATATCCAAGAACATTACCGGCTGGTCCTGTAACCTCTCCAGAATTTGGATTTGAAGTTAATCCTTGAGAAAAGTTACTCAATAAATAATTAACAGCTTCCGATATTTCTGATTGCGAAGGATCAATGTCTAAAATATATGGCATTAAAATGCGTCCTCAGTAATAGATGCTTGCCAGTTTAAAGCAGTAATATTCCATGAGTCAGTTGCATCATTAGATTCAATCTTAATAGATGTAGTTCTAAAGCTATTTTGTTGAGTTGTTACCCAAGGATTGTCGGTAACAATCGAAACATTGCCTGTTTGACCATAAGTAGCAGGTTGGGCCGTTGAATTAGATCCACCAACAGTAATATTTATAGTACCTGTTCCCGCAATCTCAGGAAGCAATCTATGAATATAAACTTTTGACGAATAAGGAACTGGGCCTTTTTGGGTTTGAAGAACAACATTGTTACGTTCAAACAAAGCAGGAATAGGCTGTGAGTTGATAAAAGAGTTACCAACACCTGTCTGTATCAACTTGGATGATGGAACGCCACCACGAGCGTATGTGACCGTTCTAGATGCGTATTTAAAAACTCCATCAACTAATTTAGGAGCTTCTGTTGCATGACAAGCATTTGCAATATCTTTTGGAGCATTCCATAAATTTAAATCATAACGCCATGACAACATTTTGTTGCACCAGCCAGTAGAAGTTAAATCTGGGTAATAAATCTCAATTTGGTTTTTTTGGGTATTGTTAACCATAAAAAGCCGAGTTGAATAAGTTGCACTTAAATTTGCAAAAAAATAATCTCGTACTTTTTGATTTCCCAATGGGGAAAAATCAGAACCATTAAAAATCCAAATATCTCGACTATCAACACCATATACGTTTGTATCAGTATTTGACCAACAATTGTTATTAATCAATCCTCTACCTTGATTAAACAATCGAACACCAAAAACTGGCGTTGTACTATTTTGATAAGCAATTGGAGAAAAAACTACAGTATCCCAATATGAACAAACATAAAAATTACTACCTAGAAAAAAGCCATCAATAATGGGGCCTCGCACAGGAACTTCTTGTTCATTAGCAATGTTACTTAATGTTGGCATCCATGTTCCGGGAATACCAGTATTTGCAAATGCTTGAGACCAACGTACTGTTGTTGGGTAATTAACAGTAACTCCAGTTGTTAAATTTTCAGTAAGATTTCCAGCAATTAAAATATTACCTACATTGGGAGAACAATAATTACGCAAAAAACCTGCGCGAGTTGATGTAACTCCGGGCGTGTAATTCCATTGTGCATCGGCAGTAATTGAAATCTCAGTATTTGTAGCCAAGAAATACATTGGATTTCTTAAACCATCATTGATAAAAAATACATTCCCTACCCATGATGAAGTAATATTTACATCATCACTATATCCAGATAAAGACACACTAGGATTTGCGCCAACCCCCGGAGTAATATTAGAAATACCAGAAGTATTAATTAAATACCATTTTCCTTCTCGTGTTGCAACAATATAAACCCAAGTTACTTCATTACGAAAACCTGCGTCCATAAAGACAACATTACCGGGTATAGCAGAAAGTAATTCTTCTTCTCCTGATATTTTTTTAATGCCACGAACATCACATTCAATATTTTTGCCATTATTGTATTCATTGACTCCCAAAGCATTAGATGGAACATCAGGAGTAAAACTCATTTGCGAAAAAGGTGTTCTTAATCTTTGGTAATCAGACATAAAAGCTTTCTTGTAAAAATTGTGTTTTAGAAAAATACAAAGAAATTGCTATTAGCCGTGATTATATTTGGATACACTGAAAATATCCAACCCAATGAGCCACCATTGACCGAGTTTGCCCCTGCATACCATGTATCAATAAGTGGAGTAGCACGGACGTTAGAAATGCTCAAGTAGTCAGCCGATTCAGGGGTGGCTGTTGATATCAGGTATGCCGGGGCTGTTGCTGAAGTTCCCGTAACAGAGAACAAGTTTCCTGCCGTACCAGAGATTGACCACACGGCAACTGTTTGAATTGTTGAGTCAAGCGCTAATGTCGCTGCTACTGTCTTGGTTGAAGCCAATTCGTCAAACGTGTTATTGCCCGTGATGGTAGTTGTACTGATACCTGTCGCACCGCCAATAGTCAACTTGCTGTATGTCCGCCCCGCCCCTGCAAAAGTTCTTGCATTTAAGGATATATTTGACAGCAGAATATTACTTGTACCTTTGTTAAGCGTGAGATTACTACCCGATACGTTCCATGCAGTACCAGAGGCTGTAGCCGTCCATGTGCCTGACCCCATTGAAAGTGTTCTAACCCTACCACCGCTGGAAGTTATTGTTGTCGCCGTTACGTTGTATGAAACCGCATCAAAAGTGCCCTGTGTGTGCAAAAATGCTACTGACGTACTAAGTGCATCTGCAAGCTGTACCGTGCCATTAAGCCCAGCGACTTGAATCGAAAACCCACTAAGCGTCTTACCCGCAGAAGTAATAGTTTGTGTTCCGCGTTTATTAAAAACTAGCGTGCCAGAGCCGCTAACTGTAGAACCTGAACCAAGTTTTAAATCCCCATAAATACTGTTTGATGCTACTGTCAA